CACCCTGATTTGGACTCCGGCCCCAATCTAATCCTGTTGAACGTGAAGAAAGGCCGGTGGGACTTTCCCGAACTCAAGCGCATCGCCAAGGCAGAATATTTGTATTGGAATCCTGACAATGTCCTGATCGAAGCCAAGGCAACCGGCACACCGCTCCAGCAGGAGTTGCGCAAGATCGGCATCCCTGTCACGATGTACAGCCCCGGCGGCAGAAGAACGGGCCAAGATAAAATCTCCCGCGCCAACGCGGTCGCTCCTTTGTTGGAGTCCGGAATGATCTGGTACCCTGAGGATATCGAGTGGGCGCAGGAGATGGTGGAGGAGTGCGCTGCTTTCCCGAATGGGGCGCATGACGATCAGGTGGACTCAGCGGTCATGGCTTGGATGCGCTTTCGTCAGGGCAACTTCATATCCTTGGCGGACGACGATAACGAGGAACCGGAGCCTGCGGAAGATAAGTACGAGTATTATTGACAGCCTGTCCTGCGCAGATAGAATCGGGCAACATCTATCAACCGGCATAGCCGGTACATGAGGACCCCGGACCATGGCCCAAGAATCAATCGACGACCTCATCAATGCTGTCATGCAGGCGGAGTCCCGTGGCAAGCGGTTCACGGACGGTAAGCTTACCACCTCGACCAAGGGCGCTCAAGGTGAGATGCAGGTGATGCCAAAGACGCAGCGCGATCCGGGATTCGGTGTCAAGCCTGCACAAGATAACAGCCCTGAGGAGATAGCCCGTGTGGGCAAGGATTACCTCAAGGCTTTGGTCAGAAAGTTTGGCGATACGGACACAGCTTTGGTAGCGTACAACTGGGGTCCGGGCAACGCGAACAAATGGTTGGCTTCCGGTGCAGATCCATCCAAGCTGCCCAAGGAAACGCAAGCCTATCTTGCCAAGGTCAACAGCAATCTTGGTACAACCACTGCCCAGACCGCTCCAGCCAAACCCACTACCGCCCAAGCAACCAAGCCTGTTCAACGTGTGGCCGAAGCGCCTACTCCCACATCCCCCACAGATCATCCCTTGCTCGCGCAGCTCGGACCAAACTATCAGGCCGCTTTAGCGATATCCATGCTGGCTGATCAGGGTGAGCAGGAGGGCAAGTCTGAGGATGATGAGAGTGAGTCGGAGAAGATGATGAAGGAGTACATGGAGACTCCTGCGCGGCCCGTGGCCCTCGCTTCTGCCGACTTGAGCTACCAATCCCCATTCCCACAACCAGAAACCCAGCCTGCCAAGTTGGCAGCGGGCGGCGTACCGTACACCCCCACTGCTGGCATACGGCCCACGGCCCGTGCTCAGTTGAACGATGTCAAGGCACAGTGGGATGCGTACAACAATCAGGCAACGGACTACAACGCCAAGGCCGATGAATACAACAAGCAGGTGGCGGATTATCAGAAGCTGGTGGATGCGTACAACGCTGGCCCAAGGACTTCTGCTTTTACTGGTAAGGAGCCGACCTTTACCTACACTGCGCCGACGCAGCCAACAACTTCTGCTGAACAGTATCAAACCATGGCGGATGCGGCGAAGAAGGATGCCGCCAATCGGAATGCTGCGTTGAGTGTTGCTTCTGATCCAGAGCGTTTTGGTTTGAGCATGCCCAAGTTGTTCGCGGACGGCGGGGATGTAGATTACTTCCAAGATCCCATGGGCGCACCCAGCGCTCCCATCACAGCAGATACCTTTGCCAAGGGCAAGGAATTCAAAGCGGCTGATGCGTTGAAGGCAGCCAAGGAAGTGGGCAAGGGTATGGTCCGCTCTGGCCGGGCGATTGCTCAGGGCGTATCCGAAACCCCGTACAACATCGTTGGCGCACCGGTAGATATTGCCACCATGGCGATGCGTCCGTTTGGTTACAGCACAGAAGCTCCTGTCGGTGGCAGTGATTGGTTAAAGAAGCAAGCACTGGAGGCAGGCATTCGCCAAGCACCGCCAACCGATCCCCGCGATCTGGGTTTCTACACGATGGGCGAGCTTGGTTCAAGCCTTGTGAATCCCGGACCAGTCGCTGCCAAGGTTGGCCAAGCAACAGAGAAAGCGGTTACCACTGGCGGCAAAGCTGTGGCCCGTGAAATGTTGCGCGGCCTTGAGGGTCAGGGCGTTCTTGCCCCTGTCAGCCCACAGAATGCAATCATGTACGCCGCCAAGCCAAGGGGCGGCACATTCTTGACTTCTGGCTCCATGGATCAGCCACCGATTTCAAAGTTGGATAAAACGATTGAAGTGTGGTTTGATCGTGCTGCACAGGACGCACCAGATGCCGAGTCCACAAAGGCTATCAGGGATTTCTTTGACAAGAAGGCACGCAAGTACCTGACCACGGAATTTGGCACAGGCGCAGACCCCATTCGCACGGCCATTGCATCAGGTGAGTTAGCCCCGATTGGATCAGATATCGACAGATTCCCAGAATACCTATTGCATGCTGCTCGCAGCCCAGAAGTGCCGGGGCATGCACATGCTAGGCGCGATCTGGAAAAAGCTTATGACAACGCAACCACTGTTGAGGGGCGCATCATGGGAAGGCATGATCCTGCCGATGCAGATGAGCGTCGCCGCTTTAATGAAGCAATTGCTCGAGCTGAAGCAACTGCTGGCCAAACCATGGCACAAGAAGGCGTACCACAGGAACTTCAAAACTTCCGCTTTACTGGCATAGCTGGAAACGAATTGGGCGCGTCATACAACGCAGGTTTGGTGAATGCGGCCAACGCACCACGCGAATTCCCTGCTGTCGCGGGAGCCGTGGAACGCGGTCAACCCGTCTACGATCTTGGCTATCACACCACGTACATGGACATGTTCTCACCCAAGTATGTGGCAGAAAACATCAACGCCATACCGCCAAACAAGTTGAAGAACATGAGCTTTGCCGATGCGATGATTGAAGGATCAAAGCGTATGGAAGTCTCACGCAACTACGACAAGGCAGTGGATCTGGTAGCTAAAGGAACAAATGTGCCCAAGGAAGTGGTGATGCAGTTCACCAAGCCTGTCACAGCAACAGATAACGGCCAGTGGGTGCAGCTCACTGACAAGTTGGCCACCAAAATGGAAGGGAAAATGCTGCACCATTCTGTTGGTGGATATGCCTCTGGGGACACCTACGGCCATGGTGGGGCCAAGGCTTTTGATTCGGGATTGGCCAGAGTATTCTCGCTGCGCGATCCCAAGACAGGCCTTGCAAAGGTCACGGTTGAGGGCAAGAAGCTGGATAATGGCCGCACAGAAATCACGCAGATCAAAGGGGATTTCAACTCCTTCCCTGAGCAATACAAAGATGATCTGTTCAATTTCTTTGATCACATGGGGTACAAGGTCTCATTCCCCAATACAAGCGAGTACTATCGCAACACTCCAACAGGTGCTGCCATGGACGAGCCCGTCAAGGTCAACTGGGGCAAAGAATATGAAAGGTGGGCACAAGAGAAACCGGAAGTGCCCCCGAAGAAAAACGATTCTGGTCAGTCCCAGCTTCCCGGCTTCTACAAAGGTGGTATGGTAGAACGTCAGGCCAACCCTGCTCGATATATTTAAGGACAAAACATGCCCATCGAAAAACGCATCACAGGCGATGACTACCCCGAAGGCGGGGCAGATATTGAAATCGAATCGCAGGAAGCACCAGAAAACCTGCCTGATGTCGAGATTCAGTTCGACTCCGAGACCGGCGATTTGCTGGTCAACATTGGCAAGGAAGAGGACGCTGATGTACCTTTTGATGCCAACTTGGCCGAGGTCATTGACACCGATGTGTTGGGCAAGATCAGCGCCGAGCTGATGCTGTTGTTTGATGCTGACCGTTCTTCACGCAAAGATTGGGAAGACCAGTACAGCAAGGGCATCAAGCTCTTGGGCTTCACCATGGAAGAGCGCACCAAGCCGTTCAAAGGCGCAAGCGGCGTGAGCCACCCCCTGTTGACCGAGAGCATTGTCCAGTTCCAGTCCACCGCGCTCAAGGAACTCTTGCCTGCTGAAGGCCCCGTACGCACACAAGTGCTGGGTAAGGAAACCCGCGAGAAGCTCATGCAAGCTGACCGCGTGCGCGACTTCATGAACTACCAGATCACTTCGGTGATGGAAGAGTACACACCCGATTTCGATCAACTCCTGTTCTACACAGGCTACGGCGGCTCGACCTTCAAGAAGGTCTACTACGACGAAAACAAGGGGCGCATGACCAGCGCCTTGGTTTTGCCTGACAACCTGTACATTCCGTATTGGGGTAGCTCTGTGATGAGCGAATGCGAGCGCATCATCCACCGCGTTCCGATGACCACCAACGATTACAAGAAAGCCGTTGTGCGTGGTCAGTACTTGGACGAGGCCCAGCCCCAATCCTTGAACGACAACGGCCAGAGCACGATCAAGAAGGCTGTTGACAAGGCCATGGGCATGTCGCCCAACGCTGAGGAAGAAGAGATCAGCCTGCTTGAGTTCCAGTTGGACTACGACTTAGACGGCTTTGAGCACAAAGATGAAGACGGCGAAGTCACCGGCATCGCTCTGCCCTACATCATCACGTTGGACGAGAACACTGGCGATGTCGTCGGTATCCGTCGCAACTGGAAAGAGGGCGACAAGCTTTTCAAGCGCAAGCAGTACTACGTGCACTACCGCTTGGTCCAAGGCCCCGGAGCCTATGGCCTTGGCTTCTTGCACTTGGTCGGCAACCTGTCCAAAACCGCTACCGCCGCGTTGCAGCAACTGCTCGATGCCGGTACGTTGGTGAATCTGCCAGCAGGCTTCAAGGCCAAAGGCGCACGGATCATGAACGATGACGTGCCAATCCAGCCGGGTGAATGGCGCGACATGGATGCGGGCGGTATGGAACTGCAATCATCTTTGTTGCCACTGCCCTACAAAGAGCCAAGTCAAACGCTCATGGCGTTGCTTGGATTCTGCGTGCAGGCCGGTCAGCGCATGGCCAGCATCTCTGACATGCAAGTTGGCGACAGCAATCAAAACGCTGCTGTGGGAACGACGATTGCTCTGCTCGAGAAGGGCAGCTCGGTCATGTCTGCCATCCACAAGCGGTTGCACTACAGCCAAAAGCTGGAGTTTCAACTGCTCGCCAAGGGCTTTGCTGAGTTCTTGCCGGATGAGTACCCATACGATGTCCCCGGTGAGAGCCGCACCATCAAGAAAACTGACTTCGATGACCGCATCGATGTGCTGCCTGTTTCTGACCCCAACATCTTTTCTGTGGCCCAGCGCATCACCATGGCGCAAACACAGTTGCAATTGGCTCAATCTGCGCCTCAGATGCACAACATGTACGAAGCCTACCGCCGCATGTACGAAGCGATTGGTGTGCGCGATATCGATCAGATCTTGAACACACAGAATGTGGACAAGCCCAAGGACCCTGCAAGCGAAAACTCGCAGGCATTGGATGGCTCACCACTCAAAGCATTTGCGGGCCAGCAGCATGATGCTCACATCATGACGCACATTTTGTTTGGCTTGTCACCTTTGATCCAAGGCATGCCCAACGTGGTCGTGAACTTACAAAAACACATCTTTGATCACATCCGCTTGAAAGCGGAAGAGGATGTGGAAGCCGAGCTGTTCAAACAATATGGCGTGGACCCAGAGAAGATAGTGTCTGCATTGCAGCGCGAGGCAATGATCGCTGTCAAAGTGGCCCAAGGATTCCAAGAAGTCAAGCAGTTGCAGGAAAAACTGGCAGGCAATCAAAGCGATCCATTGGTGGACCTCAAGAAACAGGAACTGCAACAAAATGCACAGCGCGATCAGGCCAAGATTGGCATCGATCAAGCCAAGTTGCAGCTTGATCAACAAAGAGAACAGGCTGATCAGCAGGAAAGCCAAGCCAAACTGGCCATGTCTGTCCAAAAAATGCAAGCGGATGCCACCAAAATGGCCAACCAAGGAGCCCGAAATGCGCAATAAGCCCAAAGTCATGCCAAAAATGGCACAGAAAACACAAAAACGGGTGCCCAAGGCACCGCCAAGTGGCAAAAGTCCATCTGGCGTGACGTACGTTTACCGAAAAGATGCTTTCAACAAGGTAAAAATCGCGTAGTTTGTCGTATGATGTGAGTACACCCTTCGGACAGGGGCCATACTGTCTGCTTCATTGGAGTAATCCATGCTTGAATTTTCAGAAGCCGTTTTATCTGCCGTTCGTCGCCTGCAAAGGGAGACGCATGAGTCGATTTTGAGCGGCGGAATACGCGATATGGAGCAGTACAGGTTCCTCATGGGCCGTCTTGAGGGGTTTCGCTTTGTTGAAGAGGCTGTCAAAGAGCTTCTAAACAAAAATCCCAACCTTTGAGGACCCTACATGACAGAAGTTACTGCACTGGAACAGAAATGGGCACAGGATGCGGCTGAAGAGGCTGCGAATGCGGCTTCCAAAGCCGTTGCTGACGCTGTTGCCTCAGCAGAAGCCCGCAAAGACCACGATGAGCAGGTCTCCAACATCAAAGATCACCTCCCCACAGCCACTGGCTGGCGTTTGATCGTTCTTCCCTACCGTGGCGCACGCAAAACCAAGGGCGGCATTGAATTGGCCGACCAAACCCTTGAGCGCCAGCAGCTCACAACCACCTGTGCATACGTTTTGTCTGTGGGCCCCTTGGCCTACAAGGACGAAGTCAAATTCCCCACCGGCCCATGGTGCAAGGAGGGGGATTGGATCATTTTTGGCCGCTACGCGGGTGCGCGTATGGCCATTGACGGCGGCGAGATCCGGATTCTCAACGATGATGAGATCTTGGCCACCATAAACGACCCAGAAGACATTCTGCACATGTGAGGTAATCAATGGCAACAATGACAGTACCAGACAATCAACTGGAATTTGATCTAGGCGAAAACGAAACCGCCACGGACATTTCCATCGCCGAGGACGGCAAGGCGCAAGTCGCCGAACCCCCTCAATCCCCTGACGTTGTCGAGGATTCTGGCCAATCCCATCGGGAGGAACTGGAAACCGTCAGCGACGCAGTGCAAAAGCGTATTGCCAAGCTCACCGCCCGCATGCGCGAGGCAGAGCGCCGCGAACAGGCTGCCGTCGAGTACGCCAAAGGCCTGCAAACCCAGACTCAAACGCTTCAGCAAAAGCTTGTCCACACGGACTACAGCCGACTGAATGAAGCCAAGACCCGTTTGGAGACTCAGCAGACCACGCTCAAGGCCATCATCCGCAAAGCTCGCGAAGAAGGTGACATTGACACCGAAACCGAGGCCCAGCAGCGCCTGACTGACCTTGTTTATGAGCAGCGCCAAGTGGCTGGATGGTTGCAAGACCAACAGCAGCAGGTTGACACATACAAGCAGCAGCCCGCGCCGCAACAGGCACAGCAGGCATACCAGCAACCTGCTCCACAGCAGGCTCGTCCAAGTCCACAGGCAGAAGAATGGGCAGAGCGCAATCCTTGGTTTGGCCAAGACCGCGTCATGACCTATGCCGCATGGGGGATACACGAAACCTTGGTGAGCCAAGAGGGTGTTGACCCCAATTCGGATGAATACTATACTGAACTGGATCGTAGGCTCCAAGAAGAGTTTCCGAACAAGTTTCAGAGCCGTAGTTCTGCCCAACCCAACAGACAACAGCGTTCCGCACCCGCTGTTGCACCTGCAACCCGTAGTTCGGGAATCAACAATGTGCGCCGTACTGTCCGGCTGTCGCCGAGTCAGGTTGCCATCGCAAAGAAACTGGGTGTTCCTATCGAGGAATACGCCAAGTACGTTAAGGAGTGACCATGAGCGAAAAAATCACAATCGATAGAGCTTCCCGTTCGGCTTCAACCCGTGATAAGGAAGAGCGTCGCAAGCCATGGAGACCACCTTCACGCTTGGATACACCACCGCCTCCTGAAGGCTATGGATACCGTTGGATTCGTGCAGAAGTCAATGGATTCCTAGACAAGCAAAACGTCTATAGCAGCATGCGCGAAGGTTATGAGCTTGTGCGCTTGGAAGATGTTCCTGAGGAATATCAAAACATGCTTCCTACCGTTGAGGATGGAAAGCATGCCGGAGTGATTTCGGTTGGGGGCTTGCTCCTTGCCAAGATTCCTTTGGAAACTGCTAGAGAACGTGATGCCTACTTCCGCCAGAAGGCCCGTGACCAGATGACTGCTGTGGATAACGAGATGATGCGAGAAAACGCTCACTCTACAATGCGCATTGAGAATCCCGAAAGAAGTTCAAGGACAACTTTCGGACCCCGGTAATACCGGAATCCACAACCTTTTAGGAGCTTCAAATGGCAAACACAAATAAGCCCTTTGGCCTGCGTCCGCTTGGCAACTTGTCCGCTACTGGTGCACAAAAACAGTACGGCTATCAAATTGCTGACAACCAGTCCGGAGCAATCTATCAAGGCGACTTAGTTGTTGTCTATGATGGTTACATCATCAAGTACGACGCTGCCACGCATGCTGCCCCCACAGGCGTATTCAACGGCTGCCAGTACCAAGATCCAACTCGCGCAGGCAAGCCGACTTGGAAAAACTACTACCCCGGTAGTGTGGACGTGACTAACGGCACGACCATCGATTGCGAAGTGATCGATGATCCAAACCAGTTATTCTTGGTCCAAGCTAGTGGCTCAGTGACTCAAGCCAACATTGGCAAGAATGCTGATCCCACAGCCTCTACCACTGGTAGCACCACCACTGGTATTTCTGCTGGTACCCTCGATTCCGCTTCAATTGCAAAGACTGCTGCATTGACTTTCAAGATTGTTGGCTTGTCCACCACTCCTGACAATGTATTGGGCACTTATGCACAAGTGGTTGTGAAACTTAATCAACACCAGTACGGTAGCGTCGGTGTTGCATCTGACGGAGCTTAATCATGGCAATTACACGTTCACAACTCGTTAAGGAACTCGAGCCGGGTCTGAATGCCTTGTTTGGCATGGAATACAACCGCTATGAGAACGAACACGAAGAGATTTTCGATATCGAAACCTCTGACCGTGCGTTCGAAGAAGAGGTGATGTTGACCGGTTTTGGCACTGCTCCAGTGAAGACTGAGGGCGCTGGCGTTCAATACGATACCGCTTTGGAATCGTTCACTGCTCGCTACACCCACGAAACCATCGCCATGGCGTTTGCGTTGACCGAAGAAGCTGTCGAAGATAACCTCTACGACCGTTTGTCTGGCCGCTACACCAAGGCATTGGCTCGTTCCATGTCTCAAACCAAGCAGGTCAAGGGCGCGAACGTCCTGAACAATGCTTTCACCGGCGGCGCTTATGCTGGCGGCGACGGCGTTGCTCTGTGCGCGACCAACCACCCCACCGCTTTGGGCCCCAACTTCGCCAATACGCCTACAACACAGGCTGACTTGAACGAAACCTCCTTGGAGCAAGGCATCATCGACATCGCAGCGTTCACCGACGAACGTGGTTTGAAGGTCGCTCTGACTGCCCGCAAGATGATCGTTCCTAAGGAACTTCAGTTCACCGCTGAACGCCTGATGAAGTCTACTCTGCGTACTTCCACCGCTGACAACGATATCAACGCGATCAAGTCCATGGGCTTGATTCCCGAAGGTTACGCTGTCAACCACTTCTTGACCGATACAAACGCTTGGTTCATGTTGACCGATGCGCCAAACGGCTTGAAGATGTTCCAGCGCGTAGGCATCA